GCAAAGTCTAAAGCAAAAAGAAAATCTTTTAAAGCAAGACATGCAAAAAATATAAAAAAAGGAAAAATGTCTGCTGCTTACTGGGCAGATAAAACTAAATGGTAGACATTGAAAAAAATTTAATTTGTCAAAGCCCTACATGTAAAACAATTCTTAAAGGTAGGCAAAGAAGATATTGTTCAGTTACTTGCAAAAGATATGTGCAAAATCAAAGAGCATTACATGGTGATAAAACTTTAGGTGTTCCTAAACCACAAAAAAAGAATGCTACCTCTCGTAAAGGAGAGTTTTATGACCAGTTTTTAGAAGATGGTTATGCATTAGAAATGTTAAAGGGAGAACTAAGTGCTAGAGAAGTTGCAGATTTATATCAAATATCTCCTGCACAAGTTTCAAGAATGTATGCAGCATTTATAGAAGATAAAGAATTAGAAACAAAAAGAGAAGAATGGACTGTTCCAAAAGATGCAATAGAGTCTTTAGAAAATTTTAAAAAATTTAGAGATAGATATTTTAAAACAGAAACTGGACAAAAATATGAAACACCTAAATTTCAAGATAAATGGGTAAAGTCAATAGCAAATAATATTGCTGATGGTGGAAACTTAATGATACTAAGTCCACCTCGTCATGGTAAAACAGAATTACTTATACATTTTGCTATATGGCAAATATGTAGAAATCCTAATGTAAGAATTATGTGGGTTGGTGGAAATGAAGATATTGCAAAAAATGCAGTAGGTTCTGTATTAGACCATTTAGATTCTAACCAAAAATTAATTGAAGAGTTCTGTGGACCAGGACAAACATTTAGACCAAAAAGTAGGTCGGGTAAAAACTGGTCACAAACAGCTTTTTCAGTAGCAACAAGAAACGTAACTGGTATTAAATCACCAACTATGGTTGCTGTAGGTAAAGGAGGAAAGATTTTATCTCGTGACTGCGACCTGATTATAGCAGATGACATTGAAGATTTTGGTTCAACTGCACAACCATCAGGTAGAGCAGCAACAAAAAGATGGTGGACAACTACATTATCATCACGTGTTGAGGCTCATACTGCTGTTGTAGTAATTGGCTCAAGACAACATTCAGATGATTTATATAATTCTTTATTAGATAACAATGCTTGGAACAATATTGTAGAACAAGCACATTCAGATGATTGTGAAATACCGGAACAAGATTTTGATGAACATATTGATTGTATGTTATGGAAAGGTAAAAGAGATTACAAATGGTTAAATACACAGAAAGAAGCATCAGCAACTACTGGTGGTGTACATGTATTTGAAATGGTATACCTCAATAGAGCAAATCCAATAGGTACAACAATATTTAATCCTGAAACTATAACAAAATGTTTTGATGACACATTAGATATTGGTGAGGTAAAAGAATCTTGTTATTTAGTAGCAGGTCTTGACCCTGCTGCTACAGGTTATCAAGCAGCATTTTTATGGGCTATATACGATAGTTCACCTTTAAAAATGCAAATGGTTGATATTGAAAATAATAAAGGTGGAGGTATTAAAGAAGCATTAAGAGTTATGAAAGAATGGAAGGAACGACATGGTTGTTATCACTGGGTTATAGAAGAAAATGCATTTCAAAAAGCAATTAGACAAGATACAGAGTTAAGAGATTATTGTGCAACAAATGGAATTATACATGAAGGTCATCAAACACAAGCAAAAAATAAATGGGATTCAAGATATGGTGTTACATCAATGACATCTTTATTTGCTGAAGATAAAATTATTTTACCCTACAAATCTGTAGAAGCTAAAATTAAATCAGATTTGTATAAAAAACAATTATCTTTCTTTGCTAGTAAAGGTAGGGGTTATAAATCAGATATAGTTATGGCTAGTTGGTTTCCAATGAAAGTTGTAAGAAGATTACAAACTGCAAGATTTGATGATATGATGGTAGAATATAGTCCGAGTTTTAGCGGAATAAATACGGCATCTTGGAATGATGCACCTTGGAGATAAATGTTAGTTAAAGATATTTTAAACAGAGCAGTACATCTTAGAAATATGCATAAAACTGCTTTAGTTGATAGACATAGATTTAGAGCAATTATGAATGGTGGTGCTGATGGAATTAAAGCATTACTTGGAAATCAACTTGACATGATGGATGAGTCTTTATTACCTGCACCAAACTTGCTTATGTCAGGTTTAGATAGACTTGCACAAAAACTAGGACGAGTTCCAAATTTAAGAGTTGATTTAACAAATCCAAGAGATTCTGAAAGGTCAAAAAGAAAAAAAGAAAAGCTAGAACGTATTATTACATCATTTGACCAAATGCAAAATCTTAAAGGTCAATTACCTCAAGTAGCTAGATGGTTGCCTGGTTATGGTTTTGCTGTTTGGATTATTACTACAAAACAAGATGGTGAAGGTAATACATATCCTGTAGCAGAATTAAGAGACCCTTATGATTGTTTTCCTGGATATTATGGTGCTAATCAAACACCTGATGAACTTGTAACAGTTAGAACAGTACCTGTTAATGAATTAATATCAATGTATCCTGAACTTAAAGCATATTATAACGACCCGGAATCTAATAAAGATAAAGAAACTAATCAAAGTTATACAAATTTAGGTTATCAAAATTATGAAGAAGGGTCATGGGAAAATTCAAATGATAATGGAGATAATATTATTGAATACATGAATGCAGAAGGAACTTATATAGTTCACCCTGCTTCAGCAAAAATAGTTGATTTTGTGCCTAATCCTTTACAATCAGGTCCTGCATTTGTAGTAGCTAAAAGATTTAGTTTTGACCAACTACAAGGACAGTTTGACCAAACAATAGGTTTAATGTCATCAATGGCAAAAATAAATATTATGTCAATAATTGCTATGGAAGATGCAGTATTTACAGAAACTAATGTAGTTGGTGAAATAGAGTCAGGACAATACAGAAAAGGACGATTTGCAGTTAATTATTTAACACCTGGTTCACAAGTAGTTAAACCTGTAAGTAATTTACCTTATCAATTATTTGAACAAGTAGGTCGAATTGAAAGACATTTAAGAGTAGTAGCAGGGTATCCTGTACAAGATGATGCAATATCTCCTAATTCTTTTGTAACAGGAAGAGGTTTAGAAGAACTTCAAAGTGGTGTATCTCTTATGGTTAGAGAGTATCAACAAATATTATCAAAAGCATTAGAAGATGTTGACTATAAAAGACTCGAACTAGATGAAATTTTGTTTGCAAGTAAAAGAAAACCTTTATCAGGTTATATCAAAGGAGCAGCATTTTCTGAAAATTATACTCCTGGAACAGATATAAATAAAAATTATAAAACTACAAGAGTTTATGGAACTATGGCAGGATTTGATGAGCCACAAAAAATTATTACAGGATTACAGTTATTACAAGCAGGTATTATTGATAGACAAACAATGCAAGAAGAAATGGATGGATTACAAGACCTTACAAAAATAAACGATAGAATCACAAAAGAACGTGCAGAAAGAGTTTTATTTGAATCTTTACTTGCTAGGTCTCAACAAGGAGATATGCAAGCGATGGCAGCTATTACAGAAATATATAGAAATCCAAACAAAATAGATAATATATTAGAAGAATTTTTCTCAGAACAAGTAGAAGCCCAACAGGCTGCAGTTGCACAGCAACAACAACCAGGAGCTGCTTTAGGACAAGGACCATCGTCAGTACAAGATATATTTGCACAGATTGCTGCAGGTCAATAATGCAAGAATATTTTAATGAAAAATTTTTAGATATGATATTAGAAGAATATCCTGAATTTAATAATCAACCTTTTACAGAAGAATATCAAGATGGACTGTTATTTAATGCAGTAACTATTGCACAATTTCCGGGTATGAGAATTGATTTATTAATTATAAGAGGTGAAGATGACACGAGGAGATAAATTAAATTATAGTCCAGGAAAAGATAAAATAAATCCATCTGATTTAGTAGGTGGTGGACAAGATTTAGAAAGAGCAAGAAACGCAGAATTAGTAAGAAGTTTTGAACAATACAGAGAACCTGATGTTGGGGAATTAGTACAAGAAGTTGAGCCAATAGATACAGCTAGAGCAACAGGTCAAGGTGTTACTCCATTAAAGGCAGAGACACAAAGAAAAAATGTATCAGCTATTGCAGACTCAGTAATGTCACAGACACAAGTTCCTGTAGATAAGTTAGCAGTATTAAGGACATTGTATAATGTATATCCTGATGTAGATATATTAGCCTTAATGGAAAGTGAGATGAAGAAGCAACAAAATACTTACGGTGCATTTTAAGGAGAAATAAGTATGAGATTTTCACAATATTGGGTTGACCCTGATGTCGAGTTGCAACTTCTTTTTGACCAAGAAAGAGAAATAAAAGAAACAGAAATTGTTAAAAATCAAATAACAAGGTCTCAAGGATTTCATACATCACAGTTAGCAAGTGAATTAGGTAATGTAATGCCTAGTGGTGCAATTATAGCTTCAGGATTATCTGAACTAGCAATACAAGCACCTGAAATAAAACAAGTAGTAGATTCATACTTAGAACAACAGGCATCAATATCTAAAAGAATTAGAGATGCAGGAAGAAGTTTTGTAAGAACAGCTTTTGTTGCTGCAGATTCATTAGCAGAGGCTGTTATTAAAAGACCTTTTCAGGCTGCTGCAGCTACACATGTGCAAAGAGGTGACAATCCTATTCTTGCTTTAGGTGGACCATTACTTGGTTTTCTTACAGACCCATTTACAAGAGACGAGGGTGAAGAATCTTTTTACAAAAAATATAGAGAAAACAAAGAGCAACTAGGTAAAACAGTATTTGGTAGAGCAATAGAAGAGTTAGTAGCAGGAAACAATGTTAACTTAGGTGCAGGTTTCTTTGGCAATAGTGATGTTGCAGAAAACATGGATATATTCAGAGCCATTGTAGATTCTACTGACGATGAACAAGTTATAGCACAAGCAAAAAATATTATTGAAGAACAATTAGGTAAACCAATTACTATTGAAGAAAGACAAGATGTAAATAGTTTATTAGCACAAGATGGATATATATTATCTCCAGGCACAGCAGTAGCTGCAAATGTATTTGAACCAGGAACTAAAAATTTTAATATTATGTCAGGAGCAATCGACTTCGGTGTTACCGCAGGATTAGACCCACTTAACTTTGTTGGTGTAGGTATTGGGAAAATAGGCAAAGCAAAGAAAGCATTTAAAACAGGTGAATCATTACAAGGTGTTGGAATTATAGATAAAGCTATAAGAAAATCAGTTCATCAACCTACTGCAGATGATTATTTCTTAAGAGGACCAGGTAGACAAATTGCTGAACTAATGGGTAAAGAAACAAATGTTAAAAATATACAAAAGATATTTGGAAAAAATAGAGATGCTATACCACATGAATTGTATAGAGAATTAGCAGATGCAAATACAGAAGGTGTAATTAATGCACTTAGAAGAGAAATATCAAGAGGAACTATTACTGAAAGATTTGACCCTACATCAGCTATATTTAATGGCAAGTTTTCTACAACATTAGGCAAAATGTTTGACCCTGAGTTTGGAGATTTAGGATTAAAAGCAGTAGTAAAAAAACAATGGCAGGGTACACCAATTGTACGTATGATGGGAGATTTACCTCCAGTAAACCTTAATGTTAAAAACTTAGATGAAGCATATGACCAACTAAATGAATTTATGGATGGTGTAGGTATTGCTGTAGAAAAACAAGATGAACTATTAAGAGGATTTGTAGATATAACATCTGAAGTCAAAGGTAAAGGTGCAAATCCAAATGAAGCTATACCTAGTTACGGTATTGTATCTAAAGTATTTAAGTTTTTAAATGATGAAGTATTTCCTGCTACAGATGAAGTATTAGGTGAAGGATATGTAGGCAGAGCATTTGAAAAGTTTGAAGCAGATACATCTAAGATGAGAGATTACTTTCACGATGAGTTAGGTAATCCTGAAATATTTCTTGGTGCAAAAACAGATATTATTATAGATGGAAAACTACAAGTACAACCAACAGCACATTTGTTTGCTGAATATTTTGATGGAAATATATTTTTACCTGGTGGTAGAGACTTAGCAAGAATTGTTGGTAATACAAGAAATACATTTTATAAATTAATTGGCGGTGGCAGATTATTTGGACCTGAAACATGGACATTAGAGGGTTTTGTAAAAGCACAAGCAGAAGATTCAAACTTTGTTGCAAAAAATTTATCTAAATTATTTTATGGTGTTGACCCTGATGGTGTCAGAGTTACAGAAGGTGCATTAACACAAATAGCAGATACCTACATGCAGGCTTTGTGGAAGCCATTTATTCTTCTAAGAGCTGCTTGGACATCAAGAGTAGTAGGTGAAGAGCAATTAAGAATGTGGGCAGCAGACAGAACAAGCGTATTTAGTCATCCTATATCACATATTGCATGGGTATTAGGCACACCATCAGCAGGTAAGTATGTTGGTAAAGTTGAAAATGCTTTGTTAAAAATACCTGGTATAAAAGCTAAAGGGCTAGAAGATATTTTAGGAAATGAGTTTTTAATGGATATATCTTTTAAAAATTCTATGGCAAGAGGTAAATCAGTATCTATTGGTGGACTTGCTCCTAAAAGGTCAAATATATTTATACCAGTAGCAAAAGGTAATAAAAAATATTTAGATGGTTATGTATTAGAAAATACACTATTAGCTAATGATGTTCTTTCAAGAGAACTTGCTAAAACAATTAGTAATGCAAAAGGAACATACGCAACATTTGATGAGTTAGTAAATGCAGCTTACAGTGGTGATTTAAAACCATTGTTAGAAGATTTTGTAGAATTAGCAGATGATGCGTCTTATGCACAAAAAGCAAAAATATTAGAATCTAAAGAAAACGTTACTGCTTACCTAGAATCTATACAGGCAAGACTGCACAAACAAGCAGGCGGAACTTATGAAAAATATATTGTTGTTGATGGGCAGGAAATAATATTAAAAGCAGGAGAAGCAATACCTATAGAGTATGCAGACTTAATACCTAGATTTAGAATTACACAAACAGGAGATGATGAAATATTAAATCTTATTGCAAATGGTAGTGGAGAGGTAGCAGGTAAATTTATATCATTAGAAAATATATCTAAAGATTTTAAAGGAGAATATAATAAAATTAAACAAACATTAGGTTCTAAACTAAAAGAATGGGATAACAGTGATTTGCCATTCAATAGCCCTGAGTTTGTAAAAGTATCTAAAGTAGATGTAGACTCAAGTCTTTTAAGTAAATATGATGAAGCTGTCTCTACTTTTTTCAGAATATTTGGTTCTACACCTACAAACAAACTATCTAGGTCTCCTGCATTTAGACAGTTCTATTATGACAAAATGGAAAAACTTGCACCAAGTCTTACAGAGACTGCATTAAATAAATTAATCAAACAGGCTAAGAAAAATAACTTAGATAAAAATTATATAAAAAGACTAGAGTCTTTAGTTTCTAATGTAGATGATGCATTTAAGATTGGTACACGTAGAGCTGATGAAGTAGCTAAAGGCTTTGCATTAGAGGAAACTAGAAGATTACTTTATGATTTGAGTAAACGTTCACAGTTTGCTGATGCAGCAAGATTAATATTTCCTTTCGCTGAAGTGTATAAAGAAGTTTTAGGAACATGGTCAAGACTTATTGCAACAAACCCAGGTAAATTACGTAAAGCAGAACTCTTAGTAAACAAAGCACAGGAAAATGGTTTCTTCACTACAGACCCAGTGACAGGTGAAGAAGTATTTAACTTTCCATTTAATGAAGGATTAAGTGATAAAGTTGTAGACGAAGAGTCAGGAATTAGAGCAAATATGGTTGGTTATACTTCAGGTCTAAACTTAATTGGACAGAGTGTTTTACCAGGATTTGGACCTGTAATACAGTTGCCTGCTTCTTACTTGCCTGACACACAAAGATTTGCAACACTTAAAAAACTTATATTTCCATTAGGAGAACCTGCAAATGTAGGACCTATTGAAGCTGCATTACCTACCTGGTATAAAAAAGGATTAACACTTAGCGAGGATGCAGACCCACAGTATAGAAGATTATTTGCAAATGTAGCATCTGACATATTAAAGGCAAGAGTATTAGCAGGACAAGCTAAATTTACCACTACACAGGAACGTAGAGAAGCAGTAAAATCTGCAGAAAAAACTGCAGCATTTATAACAACAATTCAAATGGTATTAGCATTTGCTGCTCCTACAGGAGGTACAGTTAGATATTACAAACAAGTACCTGAAGAGTTTTTAACAGACGAAATACAAGAAAAACTTAAATTAGATATAAGAGACTTTCCTGCAGGAGATGATGGTGCAGTAATGTTTGGGTTTTCTGTATTTACAGATTTATATTACGACATGCTTAGAAAAAGCAAAGGTGATTCGTACGAGGCAACAAAAGAGTTTATTTCTACATTTGGATTTGAACCATTTGCTATGTTACAAAGAAAATCTAAAACAACTGTAAGAACTCCATACACAGCAGAGGGTTCAGCATATATGGCAGAAAACAAAGATGTATATGAGTTTGCACCTAATACAGCATACTATCACAATCCTGATAATCCATTAGATGAGTTTGATATTGCTTCTTACTGGAAAGCATTTTCTGAAGGTAATAGAGTTTCTTTAACTACAGACCAAGTTGCAGCAGAGATAATGAATGCAAAAGGTAGGTTTATATACGAAGGTAATAGAAGAATGTTACTTAATGATGCCAATTACTTTGGTGTATCAGATTATGTAAGGAGACAAATACTAAAAGAAATAGAGATATATTTGATTGAGACATTACCAGGATTTAGAGAAAGTCTTGGTCTAGCAGGAACTATAGATAC